AAATAGTTCTTATCTACACCATCTGCTAGAATTTTATTTAATATACTTTCATATCTAAACTCGAAATCATTCTTGTTTGTTGTTTTACAAGAAACAAATAGCCATTTAGCACCATAAGGAATAATATCATCATATGAATATATTTTATAGTCCTCATTTTTTTCGCTTTTCCATTTTATTGGCTTGTTTTTTTCGCTGAACGGCTCATCGTAGAACCCATACGTGCCGTTAAATGCAGTATAAGTGGTAATATAAATACGAAATCCATTAAAAGCTGATACATCAATTTTTGCTGAGCTAAACGTATCAATTGTTGTATCAAGGTAACCACTGCAATTAAACATCAAATTATCGACCCATGTAAAGCTTTTTTTAAAAATTTCAGATAAATCTTTCTTTAGTGCCCCACTTTGCCCTCTAACTGCATCACCGGCTGTTGGATATGGTGTATCATTATTAAATCCGTTAGCTGGTACTCTAATATCAATTAATTCGGCATTGCCACTTGTACTGCCCTCTGGCAAACTAGTAAACGTATTCATTCTATTTTCAAGAACTGTGATTTTGTTATTCTGTTCATTAATAAGAGGGTCAATGTAAGCTTTAATTAAATTAGTTAAACTGCCATCTTTAGCCATGGTGTCAAGCTTATTATTAATTTCTGTCTGTACGTCAAGCGTACTGAAATAGTTATTTACATAATTCTGCAATTCGGTGTAAGCGGTGTGTAGGCTAGTAACATCACCATGCAAGGTTTCTACATCTTCCATTGACTTATTCAGATAGTCAACCACTTTACAAAGCAATTCATAATAGCTCAAACTGTCATCATACACCAATGGCAACACTTTCTGGCACCAGTATCTAAACGGTTGCAAAGTCTTATAATCCCCCAACTGTGGTGTAAAATCAGCTGGCGCATTAGGTTTTATCGTTCTTTCATCGCTCATACTTTCTCTCCTTTACCATAGTCCGAAAAATAAATCATCAAATTCAGCAATAACCATTTTATCAATATTTAGGAATGTGTCACGGTACTCTTTAATCATATTACTATAGCTACCACTACCCTGTTTACCGCTAACCGTTTCTAAATATTCCTCCGTATTATTCATAGTACCATTATTGCTATTACTTCCATTTTTTGTATTTGTTCTATCACTTGTATCACTATACTTAACGGTTCCAGTATCTTTATATTCACCACTACCACTATTATTACTTTCACTTGTACTACTATCTGTATTAGTAATCTTTCTAGCATTAGTCAAATACGTTTCAGATTCAATCCCAGTTAAAGCTCCCTGTGGTGTATCACTGTACAAGTCTTTACTATTACTAGAACCACTATCACTAACATTACTCGTACCACTATTTTTATTAGTTCCACTTGTAGTATTATCCCTTGTTCCACTTCCAGTATTTTTATCTGTACTTGTTTCTGTGCTAGTACCATTTTCTGTTTTATTTTCGTCAATAGTTCTATTATGCGTTCTTGTAATATTCACATCATACAATGGGTTAAATTCTAACAGTGCGCTTTTGTAAAGTTGATTATAATACGGTAAAATTTCTTCTAACCTAGTATTTAACCACAACTTCCAAATGCCGACAGTTTCAGAGCAAATTTCTCTTAAATAATAATGTTTTAAAATTTTCTTGCAAATAACAGCCCTGTAATTTTCATCAAAAATTTCAGCTTTTGTTGTAAAAATTTTATTCCAGCTATTATTTAAAATTTCGTCAACATCATCACATCCTTTAGAATTTTCAAGTCCCGATTTACTTTCACAGATAAAACGAACCTCAGTTGTATATTTACTCATTCAATTCAACCTCGCTTTCTCCCTCTGTGGTATCAACGCCTTGTCCCTCATAGATACTCATAAAATCTTCTCTATAATTGACTTCAATATTAGTGCCAAACATAGCATTTATTTTTTCAACAGCTTCTCTTCTGCTCTGCAATCTGGAATACCTGCTTGAAATAGTTCCGCCCTGTGCCTGTGAACTTTCTATAGCTAACATACGTTCACGCTTTTGTGCTCCATTGTTATTAATGCCTAAATAGGTCAACGCTTCATTCCAATACATTTGTTTCAAATTATACAATTTATCACAAACATATGGCGCACCAGTTTGTAAGCACTTTAAAGAATTTAAGTCAAGGTTTTTATCGCCAAAAATGAAAGGTGAATTACCATCAAACTCTTTATATAAATTCTTTAAGGTAAATCTCTGTTGTTCTGTACCCTGTATCAGCACTGGTGTTTTCTGTGCATTAGCGTTTACATCTATAATTCTATCCAGGTTATACAATCTTCTTGCAAACATTTTCACCTCTAAAATTGAATTAGTGTGCAAATAGTTATTCCAGATAATTACACTGTTGCTTTCTTTTAACAATTTCTGGTAGTTATTATATCCAGAAAAAGCACGCCTTAACACTGGATTTCCGTAAACGTCTAATCTTCCGCTAGGTAAACAGTCTAAACAAAGATTGCCTATTACGTCATCATCAAAATAAACCATAGACCCATACTCAAACAAATGTAATTCCAGATACCTTGCATCTACGGTTGGCGGTAAATTTTTCCATTCAAACATTGATACGCTCAACTCTGTTAATCTGTTCAAATACTGCATATATGTTAGATTATTTACAGTAGCACTTTCACCAAACAGTGTTTTTTCTTTTTTTCTGTTACTCATTTATTCACCCCCTGTGGACTGTTGTCTAAACTATAATTCCCTATTTCAGACCCTTTTTTCCAAAAAGTAATGCCATTATCGTATATACTGCAAATTAATCTCATATCATCACTGGGAATGCTACCTGTTATTGTGCACCCTATAGTTTTAACATAATTCCAATGTGGACGACTATTTCTGTTTGGAATTTTCAGTCTTTTCACAGCATAACCATAAACAGTGAAATAATCATCAATCATTCTGGCATATTGGGCACTTATGGAACATCTACCGCCGTAAAAAGATTGTAGTCCACTAGCAACACTATTGTTACCAGTGTTAATACTACCCCTTACAACATCCGCTTGAATTGAAGCTTGATACCCCTCCGACAGTGCTTTCATAACTGTGTTTGCAGTGTTTACAGTCGCACCTGCAACTCCACCTACTAAATAACTGCTTACCATTTTAACCCCTGTTTCTGACGCTAATGGTAAAGCATTTTGCGCCAGCCACGCGCGAAACGCATCTGTACTCCACGAACACATAGGATAATTCGCCAGTGTTAAGGTTTCGTTTAAATTTAGTTCAGCACCCTTGTAATTGCGTGGTCTTAGTACACATTGTATAGGCATTGTCATTGGCACTGTTATATTCCACGCTGGCGTTAGGTTTTCAAAAAACTCATACCTTAAATTTAGTGAAGAAGCTCCAGCATTTGTAATACAATAAAAATTATATGGGTATGTGTATAGTTTTTTATTTTTCGGTTTATACCCATCTATTTTCATTTCATCACTTACTGCACTACTTGAACTATTAAATGAATAGGCATTTTTTGAAAAAATAATTGTAGTGCCCTCGTCTGGTATAACACTACCTGTAGCAATAGCTGGTGCAATATACATAGCTACAACTGCATCTGGTTTTTGAGCGTATTTCGTTAAAAGTGTGTTTATTGATTCCGGCTTATCGAGTGGGTATGCATGTAATGTACACCCACCGTACACACCGTCATAAACTGTGCCGTTGGGAGCTTCATCTGCGTCGCTAACAGCAACAAAAACTGCAAGTTTATTTAGCGCAACAGATAAATCTTTGTAATCGTTAAACACATACTCACCTAAATTCACGTTTTCTGGCTCAATGTGAATTCCAATATTATCTGTTACTGTGTGCTCTCTTTCAACAAAGCACTGGTCTAAACTGTAATCAAAAAACCATGTCTGCATTACATCAATTTCAAATTCAATTTGCGAACATTCGTTGTTTAAATACTCAACAGAAGTGATAAATGCGTAAAACCATTTATTGCCATATGAGGTATTTTGAAACATCATATAATTACAGTCATACAAATTATCAGCTTTTATTCCAACCCTTGCATAACCACGCTTAACTCTCTGGTACGTGTAATTATTCAAGTTGTATTTCTGCAATCCCATGAAATAAGTAGCCTGTGCACTGGCGCTTCCAAAATATATGGTATGGTCAAATGTTTTATCTAAAGGAACGTCTTTTAAAATACGAATATTGGTATTAGGCTCGATATACATATATTAACCTCTTTCAAAAAACTCTAGGGCAAGTTATTAGCTCACCCTAGATTGACTATTTACGCTTTGTTCATTGTTACAGTATCTCCAACATTGTTAGCACTTGAAATGGTTGAAGTTCCCTTATAAGTCTGACCATTAATCTCTGCCACTAAAGTTATTTCGGTAGCTGCTTTTGAAGCTGGAATAATAACCGCGCCGTATTTCTGAATACCAATTCCATTTGTGGTGGTGCTTTCATCCTGTACAAAATGCACACTATTCGGCTCAAGGCTAGCTCCGTCTGCATCAGCACTTAACGCAAATACTGTAGCTTCTTCACTGTTGTCTTTGCTGATAATTTCAACTGTTAATGTAGTCGGTAAAGTGATTGTTGCTGTGCTCTGAACGAATACAACAGCGTTCGCAAATGGTGAGTAAGAAACAGTTTTCCATGTGTGGTAGAAATAGTTCCAATACAAACCACTAGCCACATACTTTTCAGTGAACTTGTTATTGTTGTCGTAAACTTGGAACCAATTTTCATCAAGCAATACCGCTTTTACGTCTTTCATTAGATTTAACTCATCTATGGTAATTGGTTCGATACCGTCAGAATTTTCTCTGATAACGTCAAAACGTTCGTTGTCAAACTCAGACCAACTGTCAATAAGAAACAGTCTGCCCATAAAATCTGCTTTTTCCATGTTGAAAGCTGAAGCAAGAACCGATACATCAAATTCTGCGTTGAATGCTGAATCCATGAAAATAACCTGTCTGTCTTTTGGTGTGTTTGTGCTAACACCAGACTCGTTATAGTTTGATGACATAAACTGTAAAAGGTTTGATGTCGCCCTAAATTTAACAGCGGCATCCGTTAAATCGTTCGCCTGTCCGGTAGAAATCGGAAACATTTTTCCGTGGCTGATAGCTTTAATTAACAGATACTTAAACAGCAAAAATTCGTCATATTCAGCACCAGTGTAAACGGAATCAACGATTTTTGCTATAATGTTCTGCACGCCCTCAATTGAAAGAAAAGCTTGTCGTAAATCTTCATCCTGTATGGTAACTGGGTACATAACTCGCCAGTTCATTGTATGGAATGCGCTTCTCACATCTGGTAGTGTTCGCTGAAATTCTCTTTTTGACGCTTTTTCAACATCAAAATCTACCGCTTTTGCAATTGAAACGAAAATATCTTCAATGCTTTCACCAAATTCAAGATATCCTTTTTTCAAAATTGAATATGGGTTGTTGAATGTTGCACTCTGCATTCGTACAATTGCAATACGATTAACAAGTGCATTAATGAACTGATTCGCAAAAGCTGGTGTACCATAAATTACTGCACCTACTTTTGGAATATCTGTTGTCTTTGTAACTTCTGGCACATTCTGCTGATAATCATAACTAGCATTCTGTCTGATTACGTTAAGAATGTCCATTGTTGTTGCGTTTAATGTGCTAACTGCAATTCTTCTAGGCATATTTAACCCTCCTTAAATAAATCTGAAAATGTTTTTTTCACTTCTGGATCTGGTTCTGGGTCTAGTTTAGGGTCTGGCTCTGGTTCTTTACTGAAAAAACGGTTCGTATAACGTTCTCGCCACAATTTATCATTTTCTTCATATTTTGTTTTCCAGTGCTCACCACCACTTGCTTTTGTTTCTAAGTCGGCGAGCGTGTCACTAACATCTTCAAGTAATGAAATTGTTTCGTCATCAGTGTTATCTCCTACTCTTGTTTTAATTGCTTCTAAAATTTCGTCTTTATTTTTTACGCTCATATTATAACCCCCCTATTCAACTTTTGTCCACTTGTTTTTATCAAAAATTTCGGATAATCTTAAAGAAAGCGGGTGGTCTGGTGAAATAAGAATATCTCCGTTTTCTGTTACCATAATTTCAAAACCTGTTTCGTGTTTATACTTTCCTTTTGTAAATAACATTTTATCAACTCCTTTTTTTCTTATAAATTGTTTCACGTGAAACATTAAAAATATCGAATCATCATATAAAGTGGTAATTTTGTTTTTCTTTTTGATGGTAACCCACCTCCACCTCCACCAGCACTGAAATAGCGGTATAACATCACAGCGTTGTTAAATATTTCTGCTTCTGTTAAATATCCGTCTTTTGTTACCCAGTTAGTAATATTGGTGTTGTTTGCATTACTTGAAATAAAATTATAACAAGCGTTTGCACGTTCTACTCGATAGTCCCATGACGAATCGTGTATTCCCTCCCAGCACATATTCCAATAGTGCGTTAGACTTTCAATATCTGTGCTAGTTGACTTTAAAAAATCTTCCAGTGTAGCGTAATCTTGATACCCTGTTTTTGGCATCCACACATTTTCGTGTACAATATATGCACATTGTCCGTTTCCGTCATCGTCAGCATACCCATTTGTTTGTAACCAGTCATGCAACTGATAAAGTCTCCCATGGGTGTCACCGTCTGTGTTAGTCCATTGACCTAACCCATACCCAACATTTAATGCTGTCCATTCGTGTGGTTCTTTTTCCCAAACTCCCGGGTTAATATTTGACTCTTGCCAAAAATTACCACACATAGCTGATACAACATAAATGCTTGCTCCATATCCTGTTACACCACCCTCACCGTATCTGAAAAGTCTTTGAAATGATGAAGTGTAAGGACTGATATTCACTTGATCTGCCAGCGGTCTTTTGTCTGTGTGCGCTCCCATGAAAATTCCAGAACCTTGCCCACCTTGATAGCACATTTCTGTATGCGTTGGATTTAACCCTATATCGCCAGCTAAATACTCACCTGTTGCAGATACTTCTGTAAAACCTAGCGACAATAGCGCTTCTGCTTCATCATAGGTTGTAAATGAGTTATGAGCTGGAGCGTAATTAGGAGTTTCAAAACCAGCAGCTAGTAACGCATAGTTTATAAATGAACTGCAATCATAATATGTGATTCCACCGACTGTTTGTTGGTTTCGATATGCGTTACTATATCCTACGTTTGGAGCGTTGCATGTTTCAACAGCCCATGAATAAGCCTTGTTAATATCTGGCATATTATTCCTCTACAATATAACAGCTGTACCCTTTATCAGTCAATTCTTTTTCCAGCTTTTCAGCGTTTTTTCTGTTATGAAATGCACCAGCCTGCACCTTATAAATTTTCTTACGGTTCGTTAATTCCGCAAAATAAGCTTTTCCGTCTGCATCACACACCCCTTTTGCAATTGCTCTACCTAGCTCTTTTTCGTGTTCATCAATCCATTTTTCAGTGTCTTCATTATCGTGAAATTCACATTCAAGATAAGCTGTTACACAATTTGTAGCATTAATTTCATATAGATTGGTTGTAGTCTGAATTCCTTTATCTTTTGTGGGTGTAAGTTTTGCAACTTCTTTGTAAATGTTTATAACATGTCTGTTGTTTAGTCTGGTAGGATAACACAACAGCAGTGTACCATGACCGCCACCAGCATTCGTGTGAATAGGAATATGTAAATCCGCCCCCCATTCGTTACTTTCTTTTACTCGGTTTTTATAGGTATTTTCTTTAACTGATGAACCTATCTTAACTTCATACCCATTCAATTCTAAATAGGCTCTAGCATACTCTGCAATCTTGATACAATGAAAAGCTTCTGAATGTTCACCGCCAGCAACAATATTGCTCCACTGGTCAGATGGTGAAAGATACACTTTCATAAAAAATCACTCCTTGTTAATGTCTGAAATATGAAATAGTTCCATCAATTTTTCTGGTAAAATATCTGTGTTAATTTTACTGATATTTTCCAGAATTGAAACTAATTCTGTTGTGCACGCGTAAAGAATTATAATAGGTAAGATTGCAACGTCAATGTGAAACCCAACATATTTTCCTTGTGTGTCAATCAACCACGCCACAAAGTAACAAAGAACAAACCCAACCTTTTTAAATAATCCATCACGTAGTTTTGCTGATTTAATGTCTTTTGATTTTACTGCGGAAATAATACCAGTTACTAAATCAAGAGCATTAAAAATCAGTGCAATAATAACAGGGTAAAACGTCATACTTTTTCGCTCCTTTCTTATTAAATTTTAATTTTATTATAAACTAATTATTGAAAAATGTCAATAGGTGTGCTATAATTTAATAAGGAAAGGAGCAATAAATTTATGAGTAAATACTATGACGGCACTAAGCTTTTATCAATGCTTGATATAAACGGAAATAAACCAGAAATATATATGTGTACCACTAATCGTACAGGTGGAAAAACAACCTATTTTGGAAGGCTGTGTATTAACAGATTTCTTGATAAAGGCGAAAAGTTTGGCCTTTTATATAGGTACAATTATGAACTAGATGATATTGTAGAAAAGTTCTATAAAGATTTAGGTAGTTTATTCTTTCCAAATTATACAATGACTTCTAAACGTAGAGCAAGTGGAACGTTTCAAGAGTTATTTTTAAATGACAAAAGCTGTGGTTATGGGTTAAGTTTAAATAATGCAGACCAGATAAAAAAATATAGCCATTTATTTTCTGACATACAACGTATGATTTTTGATGAATTTCAGAGTGAAACAAACCACTATTGTGAATGTGAAACAAAGAAATTTGTTAGTGTTCACACTTCAATTGCGAGAGGGCAAGGTAAACAAGTACGTTATGTGCCTGTATATATGCTAAGTAATACTGTTAGTATTATCAACCCTTATTATGTAGAAATGGAAATTTCTAGCAGGCTAAAAGATGATACAAAGTTTTTAAGAGGAGACGGTTTTGTACTTGAACAGGGATATATTGAAAGTGCAAGTATAGAGCAAAAAAATAGCGGATTTAACAGAGCTTTTTCTAAAAATAGCTATACTGCCTATAGTAGTGAATGCGTGTATCTGAATGATAACAAGGCTTTTGTTGAAAAACCAGCTGGAAAGTCAAAATATCTTTGCACTTTAAGATATAAGGGTAGTGACTTTGCATTACGTGAATATACTGAAAGTGGTTTGATATACTGTGATGATAAGGCAGATAGTTCTTTTTTAACTAGAATTTCAGTTACGACTGACGACCATAATATAAATTATATTATGTTGAAACGTAATGATTTCTTTTTATCGAATTTGCGCTATTTCTTTGAGCGTGGCTGTTTCCGATTTAAAGATATGCGTTGCAAGGAAGCTGTGTTATCAGCACTTAGTTATTAGGTATCTTCTTTTGTTTCCATTAATGAATAAACAGGAAAGCACAGTTGAAAAAATACTGCCTGTTTACTTTTCGGTTTCGCTGACCGCTTTAATGGTACAAAAGTTGCAGATATAAAAAATAGCGTGAGTAAAGAAGATTTTTTCTTCTCCTCACGCTATTTTATTTTACAGTTCTTTTTCACATTCTAATAAATACTGTTTAACTTTTTCTGGCGTTGTATCATACTTTACACATAATTCATATAAAATACAATGCTGACAGTCTGTGTTATCACATTCTTCTACTAGAAAACCTAATAATTCACCATATGCCATATTTTTTACCTCATTTCATAAGTAGTATTAACTAGTAAGACTCCACCACGTATGCGAATTGGTCTAAGCTTATCTGGTACTTTCAAGCCAACCTTAAAGTCACTATAATCTCTAACAATCGGCTTGTTGTCTTTGTCAAATAAAAATTCTTTTTCGTCATCACTCCAATTTTCGTTTACGTCAGCTGTACCTTTCATTGACAGTTCAAATAAATCTTTGCATTTTTTCGGCATTCCAGCACATTTAATATTGTTGTATTGTTTACTTTCTTCTAATGGTACAAGATTTTCATGCGTTATGTGTTCAATATAAGTTTTCTGCCTCGTAAATATAGCTTTATCCCAACAACTTTCTAATTTCCAACAACAAAATTCTTTGTCGTCTACTTCAATTCCTTTTATTTCTTGCGGTAATAAATCACAATGAATACTGTCTGTATCTGCGTATATAAACCCCCTTTTTTCTGCTCCATAATAATTTTTCTGCGCAGCTCGTATTGTAAAATTTCTCGAATATGATGTAATAGCAGAGCCTATAGCAATATAACCTGGCTTCTTTTCGTTTTCTACTACTTGCATAAATCCTATAGATTTATCGTCTTTAACGTATGCAATCTTAAAAGAAGAATCGGTGCTACTTGCCATTTTACCGTATAGGTTATTTAAAAATAGCTTTGCTAACTCTCTTAACGCGCCTTTACTTTCCTTTTTTATTTTAGCATATTTGTTGATGTATTCGTCAAAAATACCAACCATAGAATAAAAGTAACAACCATCAATAATTTCAAAATCGACTAACTCATAGTGTTCTTTTATTAGTTGATAATCTGTCATAGTTAAAGTTAGTTCAACTTTAGCCTGTTGTATATTTCCGTTTTTATCTATGTAATAAGGAAAATAATCGTCGTTTTCGTGATTGTAAACATCACTGGTTTCTAATGATTCAGTTCCTTTATATTTTAAATCCCCCTTTACTTGAATAAATGGCAAATAGTTGTCTTTTATATAAAACCTTGTTTTTATTCTTACAAAGTAATACATATTTTCTTTTAGCGCTTCTTCTGGAATAAAATTTCCAGTCCAAAATTTTGGCAGGCCTATAGGATATTTATTTCCACTTTTACTGCTCATCATAGATGGATAAAGGGAATTTACATCACCTGTTGTACCATTCGTTTTTATTTTGTTTTCTTTTCCTTTTACTAAATAGCACCAGCCACCCCTATATGATTTCCGTAACCAATCACAAGCATTATCATATTTGTGTTCTTGTTTATCAATTTTAAAATCATATAGATTAGGAAACATTTCGGCATAGTCTAATTGAATTTCTAAAGATGTCCGACATATTTTTTTATATTCTTCCAAACAACATGACCCTATAGTTAATTTATTATGCCCTTGTTTAAACATAATCTCTAGTGCTTCTTTTACTACTAGAACGTCATTCGCTATATACTCTTGTTCTTCTTTTGTTATCTCGCACCCAGCATAACGAAAACCAGTATATTCCATATCTAATTTTTTATGCTTTGTACCAAAACTTTCACCTATTCTTTTGACAGAAAAAGGTAAAAGTTTAAGAGAATCACGTATTTCTATAAAATGATTTTTTACCTTTACTATGATAGAATACCACATCCCTCTATCAGATATGGTGTATTTAAAGGTGTTGTTAAACATTTTAAATTGCTGTTTCCATTTTACGTCAGTTTCTTTGTCCCCAATTTTATCATATGCCTGTGTAAATTTTTTATCAACTAATAAATATGATAACCAAAAAGCACCATCAAATTTTAGGTTGTGATAATATACAACAACGTTGCAATTTAATGACACTAAATAATCAAAAGTTTCAGCTATACTATGTAGAATTGTTACTTTATCACTGAATAGTTCTACAAGCGCACTAGCCCACACTTCTGTGTTTACTTGCCCTTTGTACACAGTTGTTTCAAAATCTCCCATAAAATAACGATATTCACGTTGTTTCATTCTGGTTGTTCAAAATCCTCATTATATTCTGATTCTAAATCTAAATCTTGTAACTGTGAGGGCGTTAAACTATTACCTATTACTATTTCCATAAATAATCGAGTTGCTGACTGTATTGCTTCCGCTTTACTGTCCCACAATACTATAGATATTAGTTCTGATAGTTTATCCGAATTTGCTTGTAATCTATTTCCAATTTCTTCTTCACCAAATAACGCTATTTGCTGATTGATTAAACTCAATAATAAACTTTGTGAACGTATAGTTTCTTGTAGTGCTACAGGTCTGCGCCTTTTTCTTCCTACCCAACTTGTATCAATTTGTAATCTACTTACAAAATCATCTATTATATTTTTAAAGGCCTCTTTTCCCTCTGATGGTAGTTGCTCACGGTGTTTTTCTGCATCTTTAAAAGACCAACTACGACGTTGTTTCTGTCTTTCTTTTCTAGTTTTAACAGCTTTTCTAGCTCTTTGTTTTCTTTCTTCTTTTAGTCTTTTCTGTGGTTCTTCAATTTCTCCTGTTGATTCTTCAAGATATAAAGATTTTTTATATAATTTTTCTGGTGTTAATTTCTCTAATTTTCTTACGCTTGCTTTTGTTACTTTTTTAGGTTTTTGTGGTATTATATCTTCTTCAAATACAAACCCACGCTTTTCTGCTCGACGAATAAATTGCTTGATTCTTTTTAATTGTTTTGAGTATAACTTTTCTGCTTCTGTTTGTTTCCGTTTCTTTGCCATAATTTCACCCCTTTAATAAAATAAGGGGGGTTGCCCCCCCTGTTAAATCAACTTTATCAGATTGACTCCACATCAAGAACACAATTGATAAAATCACGTCCAGCTTTTGTTTTACCACTAATTTTAATAACTGTAAATGGTGTGGTTTCCATTACATTATGAATATCACTGATTGAACGTTTGAAAGTTGCTGACTGACAGCTAAACACTTTTTTGCCTGGCGTGATAATACTCAACACCTCTACAACTTCACCTGTTTTTTCTTTCACGTCATCAAATGTGAGGTAACCGTCAACTGTGATTTTTTCACCGTCTGCTACATCTTTCATGGAGGTAATGTCCGGTGAAGTTGTCATAAGATACTTTTCAACTGGTGTAAAGTCTCTTGATGTTGCTTTAATTGTAATCATAATTTTCTATTCTCCTTTTAATTATTCGTTTTCTGTTTCTGGTTCTGTTGCTTCTTCTGTTTTTCCTGTTCTGTCTAACAGGGGATGTGCAAGCTCTACAAAGTCCTGTTCTGTCATACCGTAAAGCGTTTCTTCTGTTTCAGTATCTACAACATGCACGACTTTCAATGATTCGGTTTCCAAAAGAGGCTTTACCTTTTTCAGAATTGTTTCCTCGTCTTTATAGGTGCGTGGGATTGTTACAACCTTGTTACAAGGTTCTGCGTGTTCAATGTCCAAACAAAGGACATTGACTTTTGTTGTTGTGATGGTACGTGTTACCATTGGTAATCTTGCCATAGCTTTTTTCTCCTTTTCTTTAATTTTTTATATTTTATGCAATACCCTCTTATGAGGGAATAAAGTAAATGGAATTGCACCATTTTTAATGTTTCACGTGAAACAATTAATGCGTACTAGCATACTTTTAAGTTTTTTGGGGTTTAGGTGGACGGATTGGTTACCGTCACACCTGTGGCAAACGGAACTTGTTGTCCCTCATTACTTTTTTATATTACCATATTTTGTGATAAATGTCAATACTTTATTGGTTTATTTAAAAATAAAAATGGGCGGATAAGATATAATCTCGATAACTTTTTATAATATCTTTTGCTACCTGTTCAGCTGTTAAGCCGTGGGAAATATGATTGGATATGTCAGATATTGTAAAGTGGTAAGTGTAAATTCCTAGAGGTTGAATGTCTGCGATTAAAACATCGTTTTCTATCCAACAATTTGAATATCCTTTAATTTTTTTGTGCAATACCTTTCTAACCTTATTTGCAAAAATAGTTGTCATTGCTTTTTTCTCCTTTTCTGGTACGTTTGTTAATTTTTTAACAATGTTTGAATTTTCTATATCAGTTTTCTTTCTTTTATTTCTTCTAATTCACCTTTTGCTATTGCGAGTAAACCTATAATCTGTATTGCGTTATCTGTACCTAGTTCTTTCATTAATTTATCAATTTCTTGTTTTTCAAGTGTTATATCATATTTTCCTTTAAATAACCAAACGGAAAAATCATCAATTGGGATTAATACTTTAACCCCCTTATTGTTTAATGCTTCTATAAACTTAGTTAAATTAAACATATTATATCTCCTTTTTTCTTTTATATTGTTAAATTACTACCATACCGTTCTGACGTTCTGTTAATTTTAATTCATACATCATAGCAAGCACCTGTTTTCCGTCGTGCTTGTTTAAACCTAATACTTCAATGACTCTATCTTCTGAAACTACACATAACCCTGTTTTAGTTGTTGAACCATTGAAATACTCACATAAAACTTTATATCCATTTCTAGCATTTTCTTCAAGACGTGCGACAGTTTTTTCATAATAATTGTATGCTAAATAAGTGTCCGCATACTTTTCAGTTGCTTCTTTTGAAATAATTGTGTAAATGTTCATATCTTTTTTTCTCTCCTTTTTTTCTTTATTTTGTTTCTTTCCTTTTGACAATTATATATTACCACATACGCTGTTATATGTCAACAGTATTTACACTAAAATATTGTACATATTTGCACTAAATAAAGTATGTTATTTTCTACTTGACGAGTACGAGAATATATGTTATAATGG